GTAGCAAATGGTATCTGTCTTAAGTTATCTGGTTTAGCACATCCAAGGGCGTGATAGACGGTATTAAATTGTTTAGAGTAACTCCGTGTAACGGCTGCTAAGTTAGTTACTGACTCAATTTCAGCATAAGGCACTACTACGTTTTTGTACTTTTCAGAGATATCCTTAAGATTTAACAACCCATATTCCTCATGCCATACTACCCATAGTTTTGGATCATTACCAAAAAATGGACGTTGTTTTTCTACCCAATCTAACCCTAAAGTAAGTGAATCAAATTCTTGAAAAGCCTCTGCTCTATCAGCGTTATTGACTAAAAACTCTTGATAGTCTGCGGCTATCTCTAATAATTCTTCTTTAGATAGACCTGCTTTGTCCGCTTGTGCTGCCCCAGATTCTATATAAACTTTAGTCTCTGGAGTAAAATGTTCGCTAATAAGCCAAAGTTTAGTTTTTGGTAAACCACGTTTTCTAAGACCCCAATAGTTGAGTCCCATTGACTCAACTTTTTGACCTTCTAACAAGGTACGGTTTGAACCAACTTCAGTTCCTGAAAAAATTAATTTAGTCATCCCAAAACTCTAGTTCTTTTGGATTAGCCGCATCCTTTGAACGAGCAACATTTACTCGATTAATAGACTCCTCTATTTGATTCCAAGTACGAACTTTTTTAGGTGCATCAGGTCGTCTTTCTACAGCCAAATATCCTGGATTCATAAACATGATGGCTGGAATACCTTGTTCTTCAAAAACCCAAGCACACATAGACGGGTCAGAATCAACATACATCTCTATTGGAGCACGAGAACGACTCATAACAAATTGTCTCTTTTTTAAGTCTTCGCCTTCTAAATAAAAAGAACGGTCAATTAAATCATCATAATTAATAATTCCATGAGAATTAAGCCAATGTTCTGCATCTTCTGTTTTTCTGGAGGTCATAATGGCTACACGATTATTGATGTTTAATGCATAGTAAAGCATTACTCCTGCTCGGATTGGTTCTCCTGTGTCCGAACTAAGTACGCCGTCTAGTGATAGTAATATATTAATTAGTTATCCTTTTGCTCGGTATGTTGCCGCTCTACGAATTAGGGTCTGAGTATCTGGTAAATCAATACCATAAGTTTCGTCTGCTTGTTTTGCTTTGTATGCTGACCAGTACTCAGACAGTTGTTTTAGTGCAGGAACTGTTCCATATTTCTTACCAGCCTGCCATCTATAATTATAAAAATCTTCATAGCCTTTACCATCTGGTCTAAAAGCGTATCGACGAGAATGGTGGATATCTTCAAAAAGAGCCGAACCTTGCATTAAAGCGGTTTGTAAACCAAACTCAGCGTTACGACGAGATGCTGGGTTTTTTGCATTTTGTAAATCTGTTAAATACTTTGAATAACGCATAACAATTTCTGAGGCTTTGGAAGTATCTTTTTGAATGGCTGATTCCCACGCTAAATTTTGTGTAGCACCCTGTTGCTTAGGAAACACTGTCCACTCATTGTGGTTAAGATCGTATGCAGCATAAGGATTAATTGTTCTAATATCTGTGGCTCCAGGATTAACGTAAAAAGTTACTTCAAATCCATTCCAGTTAGTCATTTCAGGCTGTAGGTGTTCTCTAAAATCTTCATTTAACATTTTGCTAATCTCAATATCTGATAATCCCATATACTCTGGATGGGCTTTTCTAAATGAAAAATAATCAACCCCAATGAGGATATCTAAATCTCCTGGTTCACGATCTGCTGACCATTGGAAAGATACCGCTGAACCTGCAATCCAAACTCTTGTCCACAAATCTGCATGGCGATAAGCGTCATCTAAAAATCCATACAATTTTTGAAGAATACCATTACGAACCCAACCCTTTAAAGTTGTGTTTACAAATAACTGCGGGTCTAACTCTTCTTCAGGATCAGAAAAATAAGAAGTAGGAGCAGCCTGTAATTGAACAGGACTTACAAAGCCAGTTAAATCACTCATAGACATAGTCTATGGCTCTTTAGGCTTGTGGGGTGTCTATGCCTCTATCACTTAGTGCATTTATCAATTTTTCCTTGAATTCTGCGACATTGTCCTTTGGTTGCAGACTTGCCAATACAGTACGTGCAACTCGATCTGCAAGTAATTGGCTTTCAATATCGGAGACTAACTCTCTGCTTGTTTGATATATATCAAAAGTAGTTGCTCTTCTTTGAATTACTTCGCTAGGTTCAAGCACCTCGGTAAACACAGTTCCATCTAATCTAATACCTACAGTATAGGCTGCTTGGATCATCTCATTATCAGACATTATTATATTCCCATCAACTTTCTCTTTCGTTGTGCTACGGATATTGCTACAGGACAAAAGTCGCACAAATAAGTTTTTGGCCCTGCGGATTCCTCATACTTCTCCATACCCTCTGCTCTGCGTTCCTTTATTGTTTTGGGCACCAACATCTTGTCTTTAATATGCCAATCTGAACAGCCATCCTTTGGTTTGTTGTGTTGCCTATAGCAAGTCATTGCATCTTCCATAAAAGTAGATCGTGATTCGTAGAAAGTATCATCTACCTCTGCAATACCAGCAGAACCTCCGCCTTTTATTTGTCTAATAATTTCTTTTTTTGACTCTGTCTTAGCCCATGCTTTTAATGGCAATACAAATAGTTTTCCTTTATGTGGTTCTCCAGAGGGAAAGACGTGCTGTTCACAGGCAATTTCTAATAGGTGATCTTGCTCAGGCGCACCATCATAAGGTGGTAACTCTTCTAATGTTTGACAGACAAGACAGTACAACAACCTAAACTGTGGTTCATTATCTTGTTTTTTCTGTCCAAGAATTGGTACATTACTCATAGTGCTCCTTGTGGTAGTCCGTTTATCCTATACTATTTAAGCGGCTAAGGCTATTTTACGATGACCTTGATTGTGGTCTAACCTATCTGTTCTTTTAATTGAATATCCACAACAAGATTTACCCTTGTTTACGTTTGACTTTGGGCTTTTCTTACTTGCTTTACCACACTTACGGGCGTCATTACGACCCCCACCACTCTTATTTTTCGCCAAGAGGTAGGCCGTAGTCTGGATTCTTTGCGTTATCGTGTCCGCTTTGGAAATGGTCATTGAGTGCACGCTTTACAATATTTTGATGACGTGAAGTTGTCACTGAATACTTAGAGGTTGAGTGTTGCCATCCAGCATCACCATGCCATGCAATTGGGGTTCCATAAGAACGAACTGTGTATGTTGGATTTGATTTACGATACTCACGAGTTTCATCATCTGACATATATCCAGGACCAGTAGTGCCTTCTACACCAGATAATGCTGCTGCTTGAAATGGGATTTTACTAGCAATAAAATCTGGTGCTTTTGCTAAATTAGTCTTTGCTACTCTTGCCATAATTAATCCTGAAATTGATCTGTGTTTAACCACGCATGTAGGTGGTGTGCTTCAACAATTGCAGATGCTGGTGCTGCTTTCTTGCCTTTATACATAATGCCTTCGGGAAGTTTAATGTTTGAATCGTGTTTGCCACGGTTTACGGCACTGATGGCACGTTTTGATGGGCCAAGCATTGATGCAGGAACTGGTGGATAATGGTTTCCTTGCAAGTGTGCAAGTAATCCCATATCTTTATTCTTGCCTTTCATTGAGGCAAATTCTTCAGCGTGCATGTTACCCATAATTACAGGTAGTTCCTTCCCTTTGATTTCCTCTTTTTATTGCGTGGAGCAAATGCCATTCCTTTAATACGATCAGCGTGTAACTTAATTGCTTTTTCTTGAGAATCAATTTGATAAATAGCGCCACCAACATCATTACGATCATTAGTTGCTTCAACATGAACGCCTTTATCACGTTGTGTAGCAACGTACTTACGACGATCATTAAAATCCATAATTACTTACCTGGGTTTACCTTATTTGGGTACTCAGATGTTGCAAAACCATAACCATAAAATGGATGAAGTGATTGACGGTTGGCTTCAGTACCAGATGACTCTGGACCTACTTCAGTATCAGGACGTACCTTGCGATACTTTCCATCTGTTGCACCATCATCAAGTGACTTGTTCATTGAGCGAGATGAATTAACGGCCATTATTTCTTCTTCCTATTTGCCTCAATAACGGCTTCCACCGCTTGAGTTGATTGAGCATACTGTTCCTTACGAGATGCTGGATACTCTCCTGTTGAAGAAGATATTAATCCACCTGTATCTCTGACTAAATTATGCACCCTTTGGCGCTCTTTAGCACTCTGAATGCGGGTCCTTCTGCGGTCGTTAAACATCATGACATTTTTTCCTTTACTCTTTTAGCGTTTTTTGCTGTTGTGCAAGACAAGCAGTGTCCTCTATTAGATAGAAATTCAACAGGATTCATAACGACACCGCAAGTCGGACAAGGTGATGAGCCATTATACATAGTGGCGTTAGAAGCAATTAGTCCTGCTTGTAACTCCATCGTTAACATACCGTCGCCGTCATTCATAGGTTAGTACCTTTCTGGATCCCATTCACCAATTCGTTTTTGATATCCGTAAAAAGGATCTTTTGCTCCTGGCTTTCTAACCTTTAACATCTCTTCATACTGTATTGGATCAACTCTATTTTTACGTTTTACGCTATCTACATTTTCTAAATAAGACATCTTGCGTTTTGGATCATCACCACGATCAGGAACTATAGTTGGCATTAGTTACTCCCTAGTGCATTTCGTTCGGCTGCTTGGTAACCAGCAACACCGCCAGAGTACCAGGATACTCTTGGTTCGGCATACTTTCTGTCGATAGTTACAATGTCATCAATACCAAGTTGACTGCGATCTCCGTAGCCATATCGTTCTGGAAATAATTGAATTTGTGGTAGCGGTGGTCTGACCATCTCTTGAATATCTTTTCCAGGTATGTTCATAACCATGAGAGCCTGTTGTGTAAGGCGTTCTTGATTGGATGCCCATGGTCCTAGATAAGAGTACCTCTTGGCTACCTTGTCAGGTTGTACAGGTGCACGCCACGGCTTTGTATAATCATAAACGCCATCAAACTTCTGTGTCATCCTATTGCTCCTCTATGAGTTACCCAAGATGTTGCTTGTACCTTATTTGGTACATCAACACCTAACTCTCCAGCAGCATGCTGATAAGCATGAACGAAGTGCTTGTATCTACCCATTGAACTTAAGCCTAGATCTTGAGACATAGTTCCTGTCTGTCGTGGAACCTTTAACTCTTCTAAATTCTTTGGCTTTCCTGATCCAGCAAAAGGTCTTCCCATTGCAATGTCGTATGCATGACGATCAATTGTTACAGGCTCCTTATTACTTGGATCATTAATGTTCTTGAAGAAACTAGTTACTTTGTTTCCACCTAATACTTTTTCTGGCTCTTCACCAGCGTGAATTCTTTGGGCTTTTGCAACATTTGCTGGAAGGAGGGCGCTCTTAACATCGCCAGTCTTTACTAATTCTTTTGCTTCTCTAACATTTCTATCCCAATCACTTAATGGGGATAATGCTGCAATAATTCCTGCGCCACGTTTTGTGTCTCCACCACCAAGTTTGGTCGCTTCTTCGTGTGCCTTTTCATACCATTGATGTCCGCCTTCAACAAATGCTGGTGACGCTTCACGATACTTTTTAATAACATTTTCTACGTGGTCTTTAAATTGTGCTTGAGCAATATTCTGATCCCAACGACCATGAGGGTTGACTCCGAAGTAAGCCATATTATGCCCACGCAGGTCTTAGATAGGCAAGCATTGCTTTACGGCGTGCATCAATGGTTCCTGGTTGGTCTGCAACAGTGTTTGCTTTACCATCATTTACTAGATGTGGAGCAGGTGTTAGTTGTGTCTGTGGTGCGCTTCTTTCTGACATATAAACAACTGCGCCATTTATATTTACTAACTTTGCTTTCATTTGTCGTTCAATGCCCGTCATTGGATGTATTTGTTCTGGCCAATAATACATAGAAGGTTCAATGCGCTCACCCTTGTGAACACCACGTTGATAGGCCTTTTGATTTACACGGTTCTTAATAGAATCTAATAGACGATCATCTCTTCGAGATCGCATTGTGCCAAGATAACCATCTGGATACTCTGCAGAAGGAATGCGACCCATGCCCATGCGGGATTCATCAATTGCACTACGTGCTATAGGAGTTCCTGCACCACCTTGATTGTTATAACCGTAAAGACCTCCACCACCAAGAGATTGCCAGTTTTGTGATGCTGAAAGATTATTAACTCCACCAGCCATTACACACCTCTATCTCTGCGGTTTTTTGCAATGGTTGCATAAACCTCATTTACTGAAATTTTTTTACCTTTGTATGTAGAACCACGACTTATTTGAGATTGTTCTGCAAATTCTTGAGCCTTTGGTTTTGGTTCCATTCTTTCATACTCTGCTGTTCGATGAGCACTTGCTACAAACTCTGGATTGGATTCAACACCAGGAACTTTGCGACCAAAATAAACATTACCACCCTGTGGGCGCCTTACATCTGTTCCACCTAAATCATATCCAGCAATTTGTTTATTTTCTACACCAGCAGTACGTGCTCCTGGAAGGGTACTGTGTTTAACACTTATATCTGCAAATATTTTTCCACCAGTTTTCCATGCACCTTGATAAACATCGCCTGTTGCTTTTGTTTTATTTTCTTCTTTAAAACTCTTTGCTTGTTCTGCAGTATATGGTGCGTCAGTAATCTTTTCAGCACCAGGAATTGAAACCATAACTCCAGGACTTTTAGGAGATTCACCAGTCTTAAAACTTCTGCTGGCTCCACCTTCGTTGGCTAAATTAGCAAATTGTTCATTACTAAGCATTTGGGTTTCTACCACCAGAGTTAGGTGTAACTGATGTATTTGTAGAAGTATCATCCCAATTAAATGTTGTGCCAGCGGTTTTTTTAGATAATGATAAAGGTCTACCGCCACCAAGATTTCTATTTTTCCATGCAGTTGCTTGAGCAGCAGATCCTGCTGTAGAAGAACTAAATGATAACGGCGTGTCTACATCTGGTGTTTGTGGCACCATTGAATTACTACCGCCGAATTGTGAATTCGACAATGGCATTTTAGTAGGCGTCGCCCATTCCACCTTGGAAGTTAGGATTTTGACGTCCTGAAACCGAAGGAATGGTTCTTGCGTTAGTCATTGTTGATCCTGAACAAGGGTCAATACAAGGCATTGTTGTAGTAATTCTATGTGCAGCACCTTTGCGCTCAGACGCTGCGGCATCTGTTACAAGTACATTCTTTCTATTTGCTTTTGTACCGTACATTGGTTCTGCTGCTTGAGTGTTCTTCTTTGGCATCAATGTACCAACAGAAGGTGTACCACTTACATTAGTAAATGTTGCATTTGCACCAGATGGGGTGTATTGATCTGGGCTCATATCTTTTTTCATTTTAGTACCTGCTGACTCTAGATGGTTTGAAGGTGCGCCCATGCGACGTCGCATTGCGTGACCCATATCTGTCCAATTTGCCATGGTGACTCCTTAGTGTATGTCTAAGGATAGAACTAAATTAACTTGCTGTAATGGCGAATACAATGGCGGAAATTTCTCCATCACGGGATTCAATAGTGGTAAATCCTGGTTTGCAGATTAAATCTAAACCTCTAGGGGCTACATAGCCACGAGATATAGCAATTGCTTTAACTGCTTGATTTACTGCTCCCGCACCTACGGCACGTAATTTTACTTCGTGTTTTTCGTAAATAACATGAGCGATTGCTGATGCCACGCTTTGAGGATTTGAACTTGCACTAACTCTTAAAAACGGTTCGTCAGTAGAAATAGGAATTTCAGGTGAAGTTGTCATGTCTAGTAGTCCTTTGGGTCGAATTTATGTACCGCTCCTGGAATATAGGGTAAGGCTAAAGTCTTGGGGCGTCTCTGTATTTAGGATCTTTCATTTGTTCGGCAACTGCCTTCTCGACCTCATTATAGAAGTTTTTTCCTAAGAGCCTTGCAAGAGCATAAGAGTCTGCGGCATTGTCGTCATTAAATTCTATGCCCCATCTCTTGTATATCTGTAACAACATCTCTTGCTTTTTTGCATTGCCTTTTCCTGCAGCAAATTTCTTTAAAGTCATGGGTGGAACTTTTAAAGGAAATTTTCTCAGATCACCCTCTTCATAATAATCAAAAATAGTTAGTCTAACGGTGGCTGACAACTCCCCCAATACAAGGGCTGCATGGCTAGCAAGAACAGTGCCCTCCATTGCTATATCTAATATTGTATTTTTATTTTCTTCAAGATAATCTAGATGGTCTAATAACCATTGCCTAATGTCTGCAAGTCTTTCAATACCAAAGTAAGGAGATTTATAAACCCATGTAATGTATTTTGTTGGATCATCAAATTGAAGTGCGGTTAATGCAAAGCCAGTAAGTGATTGGTCTATTCCTACTGTTACGTTGCAGTCTTTAGGTAAATTACCATCAATCGCTTTGGTTGGCACGGCGTTCTCTTTCATCTATGACCATTTGCACAGTCCCTAGATAACCTGCCCCATCAACTAGGTTGTCTCTCTTTTGTTGGTGAACTTCACGGCAAATTTTTACCCAAGCCATTGCTAATCCAACTTGCTCTTCTGTTACATCTGTACCAAAAATTACTTCCCAACCTTTAGCAATACGATTAAAATTATCTAATGGATGATCATAAGATTTGTTACGATCTCCTGTAATTAATCTTTGAGCCTCTTCAAGTATTGTTTCTTTATCCAAGTTCAAAGTATGCTCCTTTTATTAAATAATTACTTGCTGGTTTTGTTAAAGATAGCAAGTAATCATATGTCTCTTTAAATGAGTTACGTTTGTTTAGTGACCACCAAGCAGAAAGTGCTGCAGTTGAATTAGATGTTCCGACGGATGTCTTAGTAGAGTTATCTAACATGCGAGAAGTGTAGTTGTCTGGAATGTAGATGTCTACTTTTCCTTTTGCGTTACTGTATGTTTGAATAGTTCCTCCAGAGGTAACTGCTCCAACAGAGACTACTTCTTTCCAACATGCTGGAGTAAAAACTTGTTTTGTATTGCCATCATTTCCAGCAGCAGCAATTACAGGAACATTTACCTTCTTTAAAAGACTTACTTGTTTTTTAAATGTAGTTGACACATCGCAAGTTTTAAAGGTATTACCTTGAGAGAGACTTACAACAGAGATGTTGTATTGTTTTTGATTTTTTGTTATCCAAACCAATGCAGTATCAATATCTTCTATGTAATAATCTGCGGGTTTTCCTTTTGGATCTACACCAACAATTCTAATTAAAATAACTTTTGCTTTAGGATTAACTTGAGTAATTATAGAAAGCATTCGAGTTCCATGACCTAAGACTTTGTTATTAGAAACGGGGATATTAGCAGCCCCTTTACCTTCCATAAATTTTTTGCCATTTGGACAGGTAAATTCAGAAACAATACACACCTCATACAAAATATTATCTTTAAATAAGTCTGTATTTGTTCCAGAATCTATGACTGCTATAGATTCTAAAGATTCTGCCTGTACTGGTACTACCTGTAAGCCAAGTAGTACCAGCGCAAGGACTAGAAGTTTTTTAATCAATTATCCAGCCATTAAGTAATACATAAAATCTATTTAAGTACTGTTGAATTATTCTTAGTTTATTTTCAACAGATACTTGAATTTGAGATCGTGTTTGTGGTGTATCAAATGACTTTGTTTCAGTAAATAAAACATCTGAAATTATTTCAGTGTTATTTTCAGAAAGTGTTGTTACTGTACGAGTTTCTGAGGCTGAAATTGTCGCTGATGTATTGCTATCAATTACAGATATTAATTCAGAACCTGGTTTATAACCAATAGATCCATCAGAATTTGGAGCAACTACCTTTGTTTCTACGTTAACAGTAGCGGTTAAAGTGGTTTCTGCAACTACCTCAGTTCTAACAATTGGTTCTGGTTTTATTGTGGTTGTTAAAACTGCACGGCCACCAGGGCCACCTCCACATAAATTTACACCACACTCATCTAGTATTGATATTGGTCCTATTACCCTATTTCTTTCAACACCATTTGAGTCATATATAACAAACTCTCCACAACCTGCCCATCCGTGAGGAGCGCATATTCTTTCATATGTACCTTCTGCATTTGCAGATACTGTTGACACACTAGTTAGTACAAGTGTGGTTAATAAGATATTTATTATTTTTTTCATGTTATAAATGTATCCCTCCGTCCCATTCGGGACTCGTTTGTTCTCCGTGTTATTTCCCTCGAAACTAAAGTGATATCTCGTTCTTGATTTGAGAGCATCATCTCTAAGATCTTGCGATAAGCATACCGTTCCTCATAGGTATCTCCTAATTGGATAATCTCTGGATCGGTAGCAATCTGAGCCTTGGCTAAACTTACGGTTGAGCCTTTTGAGGCTGCTCCCATCTTGAGTATGAGCAGTTTGTTCTCAGCCATGTCTAAGGCTCTCTGAGCCTCACGCTCACTAAGTTGAGCCTGAACTAACTGCGAAGCAAAGTAATCGGCCCAACCAGTAAGAGTAGTAAACATTATGGCTAAGTCTTCACTGCTCAACTCTGTAATGTCAGGTGGTAATACTGCTTGTTCGTACTGTGGCTTTGGTAGGGCAAGACCCCTCTTCATTAATACTTCTATCTCACTCATTACTTTCCAATCAAAGAGCAGTACTTACAGCCAGCAGGATCGACATTACAGGCAGGTGAAACACCTGCGTCAACTGCATCAATAACTTTCTGTGCAGCATTAAAGATTCTTTCTACTACGTAATAGTCAGACTTAATTGTAAACTCTTTATAATCTTGGTCTGCTTTTAATTCATAAATAAAGACAATTTCATTGGGAGCATCATCGCCAAATTGTCTTTTGGCTAACTCTAAGTACATCTGTCCTTGAAGTAAGTGAGTTCTAAATGGACGGCGAATGTTTTTCCAAGCCTTTGTTAAATCACCGTCTGCATCATAGAGTAACTCTGGCGCTTCAAACCTAAGTGTTCCTGCCCCAATAGATTTGATTTCAATTAAACAATCATCTCCAATACCTTTGACCCAGCCATCTGCATGACCATGAATACGAAGGGGTTCATAAACTAAAGGAACCTCTTTGTACTCAAAGACTGATGGGCCATTATTTACCTCAGAACTAACTCCCCACTCAGATCTATCATCTGTTTCACAGTACCAGTTTCCATACAAGACACCCATATCTGCTAATCGATTTTGCCATTTAGCATGGATGAAATGTCCTTCATCAAATATATTTTGAAGGCGAAGATTAGGTTTTTCTTTCTTGGCCTTACCACCATTTAATAGATAATAAGCATACTTGTGACACCAGTCGGCTTTAATAATTTCAGAAGGATGAAGTACGTCCGTCCTTCTATCTGACTCTGGCTGTCTCATTAGGTGACGTTCTATGTCCCCTATTAATCTAGTATCAGCCTTTTTAGTATCAAGGAACTTCTGTAAGTCTGTCTTAGGTGTTGCCATTAATATTCCTTGTCTGTACTGAAAATAAATTCTCTTAGGGACATTTTCTTTTTGTATTTCTTTTGCCACTTTCTCATTAAAGCATTACGTTCTCTGTGGCTTAACCCACCCCAGATTCCGTGTGGCTCATCTCTTTTAACGGCATCCCACAAACATTGGGCACGTACTGGACAATGGTTTTTTCCTGTCTCACCAAAACAAAATGCTTTGGCCTGATCAGCAATGTCCTTGTACTGCTCTTTATCACGAGGAGGGTAGAAGATGTCGGTGTCTTGTCCCGAACATCTTGCTTCGTATCTCCAGGCATACTCTGGTTCATCCATGTGTTAGGCATCCTTGACTTTCTCTAGCATTTCTATGAAGTCGTCTTCAAGGAGAACCACGTAATTCTCCCCATCTAAATGGATACCAAGTACTGGCATTCTTCCATCTAAAATTGCCTCTCTTACTATTTTCTTTAAGACCGTAGACTTTATCGTAGTCTGTTTTTTACCAGTCCACTTATGTTCAATCAGCAGGTCGGCTGATCTTACATCGCCCTTACGTGACCAAAACGCACCAGAAGCAGCATTACGAGAACCGTTAACTTTTTTAGCGAGTCTCTTCTCATGCTTCTGAGATTGTTTTTGTCCTTCAGTCTTCAAGTTCTATTTTGCCACTCTCGTAGCCCTCCAGCAAACGAGGAACAATATAGAACATTGTTTCACGCCAAAAACAAGGAGAACAACCACAGAATGGTTCTCCTGAAAGCGTTTCTAAAATTTCATCTTCGTCACCTTCCCACACGGCTTCAAAAAGCATGTCTGTATAAGTTTCTACACCTTTTTCTAAATCATGCGCCCATGCTTCATCGTTTACTATAAATTTTTTACTTTCAATCATTGTCAAAACCTCCAGCCATCGGTACATCGGAGGAACTAAGGACAACCTTTTGTAGTTCTTCCTTGAGATCAATTTCGCCACGGATACTATCAATGACTGGTTCAATTCCCTGCCACTTTCTTTCTCCATAGTAATACCACCCACCTTTACGATCTATTATTCCTTTTACAACTGCTAGTGCTGCAATTTCTTTTGCAAAATCGTATTCTCCTGGCAAACAATGACCTCCATCTGCAAAATAAAAATCAAAATAAGCAACTCTTTGTGGAGGTGCTGTTTTATTTTTTAATGTTCTAACTTTAATTCTTTGTCCAATACGAACCTTATTACCGCTAGGTCCAACCTCAATCCACTCGTCTCTGCGGATCTCACATCTTGTAAAGAAGGCATAATTTTTTCCTTCTCCTCCTGGAGTTGTTCTTGGGTCGCCATGCATTACGCCAATCTTCATTCGATATTGGTTAATTATTAATCCTAAAACAGGACGTTCATCTTCTACAAGACTTCTTTTAATTGCAGAACCAACAACTCGAAAAAACTTATTGGTAAGTAATGCACCTCTACCAACAGTCATTTCATTCATATCTTTTTCCATTTCAGGAGCAGGAGATAGAGCAGGCAAAGAATCAATAACAATTGCATCTACTGATTTTGATTCAGCAAATTCAATTACAGCCTGATACGCCTCTTCCATAATGTTTGTTTCAATAACAATTACCCTAGAAGTGTCTACCCCACACATTTCTGCATAGTCAGGGACCCATTGTTCTGCGGCTACCCACACTGTTGTGTGTTCTGGGTTTAACTTTTGATTTGCTGCAATAGTTTTTAAAGCAACTGCAGTTTTTCCGTGAGAAGGTTCTCCTATTAATTCATTCCATTGATTTCCAGGAAATCCCCCTCCAAGAACATAGTCTAAGGTAGTTGAACCAGACGTAATTCTAGGAACCAAATCACTACGAATATCGGAAGCAATTACTACAACATTATTACCAAATTTTTTATTTAATTGAGCAACAATCTTTTTGGCTTCGTCATTCATTACTCTATTCTCCCAATGATTCCTTGTGGATTCCAATTACTTTGCGTGTCATTACCTATAGAAGATTTTATATTTCCTTCTACTTTTGCACCAGTTAGTGAGCCAAATTTACTTCCTGATTGTTGTAAAGGATACCCACAGTCGTAGCATCTTGGAGCAGCGTTTTGAACAGCCATATAATTATTACTATTGCAGTCAGGACATAACTGAGTTTGACCTGTGCTTCCAATACGAATGCTTGGTTGTTGAGGTTGTGGT